GACTGATGGCCGTTTTTCTTCAGAATGACGTGCAGGTGACCGTCAACAGCGTCGACCTGACCGACCACGTGGCGTCAATCACGTGGACCGAAACCGCTGACGAGCTTGAGACCACGGCGATGGGGGACAGCAACCGCACTCGCATCGGTGGCCTCAAGGACGGCAGCGTCTCGATCGAGTTCCACCAGGACTTCGGTGCGTCGTCGGTGTACGCCACCCTGTACCCGCTGCTCGGCACCGTCACCACCGTCGAGATGACCCCGACCAGCGACGCAGTCGCAGCGACGAACCCGAAGCACTCCGCCTCGGCCCTCGTCACCGAGCTGCCCATCATCGACGGCAGCGTGTCCGACCTGGCCACCGTTTCGGTGACCTGGCCGCTGTCCGGCGCAGTCACGGTGGACACCACGCCCTGATGCTTGATCTCTCCATCTCAACTCGACTGGCCGATGAGACGGAGCCAGTTACAAGCAAACCCACGATGGGCACGCTGCTTCAGCTGGAGCGGTACTTCAACCTGCCGAGCGCCATCGAGGCGTTGCAGCAAACGAAAATCGAGCATGTGGCGTGGCTGGCGTGGGAATCACGCCGGCACGCCGGGCTCGTGGTGCCGACCTGGGAAAAGTTCCGAGACACGCTTGTCGACATCGAGTTCGACAGCGACAACGACACCCCTTTAGCCGAAGGGGAACCGCCTACGGCATAGCGTCGTTGGCACTCGCGACCGGGCAGCCGATCAGCGAGCTTGAGAACGCTTCCCCGGCCGTCATTCGTGCGTTGCAGGCGATACTGAAAGAGCGTCAGCAGGCGCAAGAGAAAGCAGCACGGAGGCGCTGACGATGGCACAACCCGCAGTCCGAGTCGAGGGCGGCAGGGAGCTGCGTCGAAAGTTCCGTGAAGTCGGCGACGACATGACCGACCTGAAAGACCTGCACAAAGAGCTGGCAGACGACGTCGCCGGCACGGCAAAGACGAAAACGCCGGTTCGTAGCGGCCGGCTGCGAAACTCGGTCCGAGGCTCCGGCACCAAAACCGCTGCTCGTGTTCGTGCAGGCAACAACCGAAAGAGCGGCCCGACCTCGGTGCCCTACGCCGGCCGTATCCACTTCGGCGATCCTGGCAGCCGTACCCGTGGCCGTATCAGGCCGCAGCCGTTCCTGTACGAAGCCCTCGACGATCGCCGCCAGCAGGTCGTCGACCGGTACAACGACGAGGTCCGGGCGATCATCCGGCGCACGTTCTAGGATTACGATATGGCAGCAGGTTCGAGCGTCATCAATGTTGCAATTTTGGGCGACGCTAAGCAGTTCAAGCGTGCCGTTGGTGAGGCAGGCGACAAGCTCAGCAGGTTCGGCAGCAAAGTCGGCACCGTCTCGGCAAACGTCGTCAAAGGCTTTGGTGTCATGGGCGCTGCGGCCGGCGGCCTGGCCGTCGTTGTCGGCAAACAGCTGTTTGACGTCGGCGAGGAACTGACCGCCCTCGACCAGAAGATCGGCACCGTATTTTCCGGCAGCTCGCTGGACACTGTTACGGGCTGGGCTGACGAGGTCGCTGCCCGGATGGGCCTGACCTCGACGCAGGCGGCCGGGCTTGCTGCTAACGCTGGCGATCTGCTCAAGCCGATGGGGTTCACGGCTGACGAAGCCGCCAACATGTCAACCGAGATTATCGGACTCGCCGGTGCGTTGTCGGAATGGTCCGGCGGGCAGCGTTCGGTCGAAGAGACAGCCGAGATTCTGTCAAAGGCGTTGCTCGGCGAACGTGACTCGCTCAAGTCGCTCGGCATCTCGATCAACCAGGCCGAGGTCGACCAGCGTGCCCTGACGATCGCACAGCAAGAAGGCCGTGACGCCATCACCGCTCAGGACAAAGCGCTCGCGACGCAGGCGCTGATCCTCGAGAAGTCGACCGATGCGCAGGAGGCCTACGCTGCCGGCGGCAACAAACTCACCGCAGCACAAAACCGGCTCCGAGCGGCGTTCGGCGAGGTCCAGGAGCGCCTCGCCCGGAAACTGCTGCCGCTGTTCGCCAAAGCCGCAGACATCGTCGTTGAGCTCATCGAAGTGTTCGACAAGGACGGCCTGGGCGGTGTCATCTCGAACGTGTCGAAACGCATCAAAGACGCGTGGCCGATGATCCGCATGCAGCTCGGCGTGTGGGCACGAGGCTTCGTGGATTGGGTCAGGCAGGTCGGGCCGCCGTTCCTCGCTGCCCTCGGCAACCTGCTGCTCAGGTTCGGCAGCTGGTTCATCGACGACGCCCTGCCTGTCATCATCGACAAGCTCCAAGAATGGGCACAAGCATTCATTGACTGGATCGGGCCGCTCATCCCGCCATTCATCAGCACCCTCGGCGAGCTCATCGCACGGTTCGCTGAATGGTTCATCGGTCCCGGCCTCAACATGATCGTCACGAAGCTCGGCGAATGGGCTGCTGCGTTCCTTGAGTGGGTCGGGCCGCTGATCCCGCCGCTGCTGCGCGAGCTCGGCAACCTGCTCGTGCGCATCGGCACCTGGATCGTCTCAGTCGGCCTGCCGCTGCTCGCTGGCAACATTCGCAGCTGGGCCGACGCCCTCGTCGACTGGATCATCGACGTTGCGCCTGACGTCATCATCGCCCTCGGCGGCCTGCTGTGGAGCATGGCGTCGTATATCGGCCGAGCAGCGAAAGACCTGGGTGAGCAGCTGATCGACAAACTTGTCGAAGGCATCAAGGCAGCGCCCGGCAAAATCTTGAACGCTATTCGGTCCCTCTTGCCCAGCGGCGGCATCCTCGGCAGCATCGGCAACGCCCTCGTTCAAGGACTCGCAGCTGGCGGCCCGGTCGTCGGCAACACGCCCTACATCGTCGGCGAAGCCGGCCCCGAGCTGTTCGTGCCGACCGGCTCGGGCACGATCATGAACAACAACCGGCTCGGCGGTATGGGCGGCGGCGGCGGCGACACGTTCAACATCACCGTGAACGTTCCGACCGGTAACGGCGACGACGTTGTGCGAGCCCTTCAAGACTACGTCCGCCGGCGTGGAGCGATCCCGGTCCCGGTCGGGTCGGCCCGGTACTGATGGCACAGATTACGACGTGGGCCGTGAACGTCGGCCGGTACAGCGGCGCGTCGCTGTCGCTGACCGACCACGCCAGCCGCACCCTCGGCCTCAGCATCGATCAGCAATGCGATCCTGGCCAGCTCGGCACTGGCCGGGCCACCGTCACCCTCGACAACAGCGACGGCGAGCTCACGCCTGGCGGCTCAGGCACCTACGCAAACGTCGACTGGCTCACCTCGGGCCTGTTCCTTGAGGCCACCGTCGACAGCGTCAGCGTGTCCGTCTTTCACGGCGTCATCACCGACTTTGCGATGACCGACGACGGCAACGGCAACAGCGCCGTGACTCTCACCGCCCTCGATGCGTTCCAGGTGATCGGTTTCCAGGACCGGTTCACGGTCGGCGTCGGCACACCTTCGACTCAGGCGTTGCTGTACTACATCATGTCGTCGCACTTCACAGCGAACAGCACGCAGGTACCGACCATCGGTCTTTCAACAATGCGAGTGTGGTGGGAAGAGATCAACGCCGCAGCCGACAGAGTCCCGCATTTCCTGCCGTCAGCAACTCACGCCCTCGGCGACGTCATCAGCAATAACATCATGCCAAATCAGCAGACTGTGGCTTTGCCGACGGTGCTCGACGACTCCAACACCTACTCTGCGTTTGATTCATGGGTTGGGTTCACGGTCGACGGCCTGGCACGCGCCGACGTCTACACCACCGGCGACGTGTTCGTGTTCACAGAAAACGACCCGAGCCCGACCGGGCAGCTGCCATTCCGGGCGCTTTTGCGTGACTTCCACAACGACCTCATTACGAACTCGGCAAAAATCACGTCGCTCAACACCAGCACAACACAGACATACGACGACGACGATTCACGCCAGCGCTACGGAACCCGAGCACGCACCTACGAAATCACAGCGTTCAACGATGCTCAGGTGCTGACGACAGCGCAGCTGTGGGTCAACCGGTACTCATACGACGAAACGTTCGACATGACAGCAGCAGCGTTGCAGGTCAGCGACAGCATGGTGCAATCCCGCACCGGCGACGTCGCGAAGTGGCGTGCCCTGCTTGATGTCACGGTCGGCTGGTGGAACACCGCCAGCGTCACCTACACTCCGACCGGCGGCAGCTCCCGCACCGACCAGGTCGTCACCGTCGGCCGCACGATCGACGCCACACCCGCCGACACGACCGTCACGCTCCGGCTACGCCCGCAATCCGTCTACCTTGCCTTCATTCTTGATGACACGGAACGCGGCGTGCTCGACCTGAACAAACTAGGATGACACCGTGACCAACCCGTTCCCCTTCGTCGCCGGCGCAACCCTTACCGCAGCCGACCTCAACGCCATTGGCGAATCAGAAACAACGTGGACGCCAAACTTCCTAACCGGCGTGACTGTCGGCAACGGCACGCTATCTGGCACTTTTCAGCAGGTGAACGACTTTGTCATTGTGCAAGGATCGTTTGAGCTGGGATCAACTTCGGCCATCACTGGCGACGTGCGCGTCGACGTGCCCATCACAGCATCAAACCTATATGACCTCTCAACGAGCACTTTCGTGCAGATGATCGACGCGTCGCTCAACCGTCACTGGAAAGGCGGCGGCTTTTCGTTCGGCGGAACTCAGGTACGACTGCGGGCTTTCTATCGGGACAGTAGCGACTACATCTATGCCACAGCTATTAGCGGCACGATCCCGTTTAACTGGACTACGGGCGATCGCCTGAACTGGACGCAGATTTACAGGGTGGGATCATGATTGAACTTGTCGACGAACTCGAACCCGACGACATCCCTGACGAGTGGCTCTTAGAACGTATGCGAGCGCACCGCAACACGCTGCTCGCCCGCAGCGATTGGACGCAGGCGGCCGACGACCCGACCGGCAACGCCGCCGCCTGGGCCACCTACCGCCAACAGCTCCGAGACGCACCCGCGAGCTGGACGCCCGGCCCGACGTGGACACCGCCCGAGAAACCGTGATGAGCGCCGAAGCATACGTCGTCATCGGCACGCTCGGCGCTGCCGGCATCAGCGGCGTCGCTTCGATCTTGGTTGCTTTACTCCGCACCCGTGGCGAGCTCCGAGCCGACCACGCCGACGTCAAACGCTCCCTCGACCGCATCGAGGACCGTATCGACGGACATCTGGAATGGCACGCCGAGCACCCGCTGGAATAGCGGTGGTGCTGGTGATGTTCGCCGGGATCATTGTGTCGCTGGTGCTGCTGGCCGTGGTTGTGGCGGCTCAGGACGCCGAGCAGGTCCCGTTGTCGTATTACACCGCCGGCGGCCCACCGCCTCAGGTGATCGTCATTCAAGAACCCGCCACCGGCGACGACGCCGCACTCGATCTGACCTCAATCGCTGCTGCTGCGTCTACTTTGGCGACTGGTGCCGGCGTCGCCGCTTCGAGGTTCAAGAAGGCACGCACCGTCACCGAGTAGAATGCAAAGCATGTTTGACCGCCGTTTCCTCATTGACCTCGTCGAGCGTGCCATCTCGGCCGCTGCTGCGACGTTCGCAAGCCTTGTCGGCTCCGACTCGCTCCAGCTGCTTGAGCTGCCGATTGCTGACGCTGTCAAAGCATCTGCCGGCGCTGCGCTGCTCGTAATCGTCAAAGGCCTCGCCGCTCGTCGCATCCCAGTCGGTGACGCCTCACCCTCGGCCGTCAATCTCGACGAGGTCGGGCCGTGAACCTGCCGACAACGTCGTCGAGGGTACGCACCGCCGAGCTCCACCCTCGTTTTCGGACACGCCTTGAAGCGTTCTTTGCGCATCCGGAGATCGTCGGCAAAGTGAAGATCGTGTCAGGCGTGCGCACCATCGCCGACCAGCGACGCCTGTATGACCTTTACAAGCGAGGCCGAGGAAACCTGGCCGCTAATCCTGACCGTCAGCTCGCCTCGGGATTTCGCGGCTCATACCATATGCAGCAGAACGCACCCGGCTGCGACGGCTACGGCATGGCCGTCGACCTTCGCATCACCGGCCGAGGGTTGAGCTGGTCACGCCTGCACCAGATCATCGACACGTTCGGCATGAAACCCACCGTGCGGTCAGAAAATTGGCACATGCAGCCTGGCCGTATGCGCAACGGTCGTTTCGAGTGGTTCCGCTACACCGCCGGCAAAGAAAAGCCGTTCAAGGCCGACACCCGCAACGAGCTCGAAGAAATCGCTGCGTACATCGCTGAGCTTCGCCAGTCTGTGCTGCGCCGCCGTGACCGAGGAATCTACGTTCAGAGCTTGCAACAGTTCCTGGTCGACAAGTCCTACCCGGCCGGCCGTGCCGACGGCATCTTTGGCCGCAAGACCGACCGAGCTGTGCGCATGTTCCAGACCGACGCCGACCTGGTCGCCGATGGCATTGTCGGGCCGAAGACCTGGAACGCTTTGCTGGGTTAGCGTCGAATCAACATCAGGAGAACAGCGTGTCGAAGGCCGAACAGTTTCGCGAAACGATGGTGCCGAGTAGGCGGCCCGACTTTCACGCTGTCACCCGCGACCTCGAAGCCAACGACCCCGAGCTGCTTGCCGCAATTGTCGAAGCGCTCGACGACGACCACCCAAACATCGCCATGATCCAGCGCAGCCTCGAAGCCGTCGGCATCGACATGGGCTACTCGTCGGTCGTCAGGTGGCGTGAACATGTCCGCCGCTGAAGAATTCACCCGGCTCACGGCGCACCGTAACGGCCCTGATCGCCCGCCGCCCGGCTGGGAACCTGGGCACCTCGTCAATCACGAAACCGGCATTGCCGAGTTCACTGGCCTTGCCACGACCGAAGCGATCGACCCTGACGAGGCGACCATTCTCGCCGAGATGCGGCTTGACCCTGGCGAGTGGGCGATCAAGCCTGGCAGCTTGCAGGTGCGCAAGTGGCAGCAGAAAGCCGGCAGCGGCGAGTGGTGCTGGTACTACCGCATTACCGCTGTGCGCCGTTCTAAGGCGTTCGGTGACCTCGACGACCTGATCGGGACGCTACGACGCCGCAAACGCTCACAGCGGCTCTCAGCGGCTCCAGGCGGGCAGGTATGGGCCACGTCTGACTGGCAGGTCGGCAAAGCAGGCACGATCGAGCACGTTTTGGACAGCCTCGGCCAGCTCCCGGCCCGCTTCGAGCAGTCGTGGCGGCAGGCTGGCAAGCCTGGCGAGATCCTGATTGCGTTCGGTGGCGACCTGGTCGAGTCATGCAGCCCGAATCATTACGGCGCGCAGCAGCTCTACAGCGTCGAGATGACCGACCGAGAACAACGGGCCGTCGTGCGTGAGGCAGCGATGGCGATCATCGACAAAGCCAGCACCCTCGTCGAAACGGTCACGGTCGCTGCTGTGCCTGGCAATCACGGCGAGAACCGCCACGGCAAACGAGACTCGATTGTCGGTGACAATGTCGACGTCGCTGCGATCGACGATTGCCGCTGGGCTTGCATGGACCTTGAGCAGTACGCCGGCGTGTCATGGGCGGTGCCCGGCGATGACCTGACGGTGTGCGTCGAGGTCGACGGGCTGCGTGTCGGCCTGTTCCACGGCCACCAGGTCGGCGGGCAGGGTAGAGCTCAGGCATGGCACGACAAGCAGGCAGGCAATCACCGCCCGATCGGTGCCGCTGACCTGCTGATCTCGGGCCACTTTCACAGCTTCCGGTGCGAATGGCTCGGGCCTCGTACCTGGATTCAATGCCCGTCGGAGGATGCGGGTAGCCCGCAGTACGCCGAGACAGCCGGCCCTGGTGCACGCCGGGCAGGTTCCGTCACCGTCGACGTCGTCGAGGGCACCGTCGGTGACGTGCGCATCGTCTGATCCTTGACGAGTTCTCCACACTGTGTTTGGATAACACTCGCCCAACCGGGCACAGACTGGAGAAACAGAATGCGTTACGAAAAAATCACGCTGACGATCGCTTTCGAAGACTACGACTGCGAGCTCACGGGACTGGACTACCTGCTCAGCATGTTCAACGAGCACGCAGACAGCGAGTTCACCGTGTTGGGCTACGACATGGTGCCGCTGCACCTCGTCGAGTGCCCGAAACTGTCGGACCTCACGACCGAGGCCGACCAGTGAGCCGCCTACTTGACGCCCTCACCATCGCCGGGTTCATCGCCGTTGGCGTCCTGGCCGTGCTCATGCTGGCCGACGTCGCCCTCGACCCGGCCGCCTGCTTCGGGAGCTGCTCATGACCGACCAGCTCGCACAGCTCGCCAAACCCTTTCCGCAGTCCCTGATCCAAAAGAACCCGACCGGGTTCGGCTCATACGTCAAGCACAGCGTGGTGGTCGAAAAGCTGCTGGCCGTGGTCGGCCCGTTCGACTTCCGCATTGTGCGCGAGATTCGTGACGCCGATACCGGGCACATTTGCGGCGTTATCGGCGAACTCTCGGTCGAGATCGACGGCCGCCTGACGACGGTGCAGGATGCCGGCGATTGTGAGCGTCCCGAGAACTGGCCGCACGACGGCGCACGCCTCAAAGACGCCTGCAGCGACGCGCTCAAACGATGCGCCGCCCGCATCGGCGTCGGCACCCACCTTTGGAGCGCTGACCAGTTCCGGCTGGACCGTGCCCTCGAACGGCAGGCAGGTGCAGCATGATCTGCCACAACTGCGGCGGCGAAGGCCGGCACATCGCCTGGTGCGACCAGTACCGGCCCGAAGTGATCTACAACAACACAACACCGAGGGCACGCAACACCGACCCGGCAACGTCACACCAGGCCGCTGCCACGATCACCCGCACCGCCGTCACCGACACGCAACGCATGATCCTCGACGCGCTCCAGGCGCACGGGCCGCTCACCGACGAGCAGCTGTGCCAACGCATCGCCGCTGACCTGTCCAAACCGGTGTCGGTGTCTGGCATCCGTACCCGCCGCAGCGAGCTCGCCGCCGACGGCCGTGTCATCGATACCGGCGACCGGCAACCGACACGAGCTGGCCGGCAGGCGATCGTTTGGGGACTCGCATGAAGAAAACCCTTGGCATCAACGTGTGGCCCGCTCGTGACTTCGACGCCGAGTTCATGGTGTACGAACTCGAGATCGAGACCCCGTGGTGGCAGCTGACGCAGCGCGTGCACTTCCACGACCTGCCGGCAGCGATCAAAGAAGCTGTCGACGCTGTCGTGGCGAACGAGGCACCCAAGCCGTGAGCTGGTGGACCATTTGGGGAATCATGGCCGCTGCGCTTGTTGTGCAAGCTGTCGGGCTGCTGTGGCTGCTCGTGTCCGAGCGTCGTGACCGAGGCTGAACTGCAGCAGCTGCTGACCGACGCCGCCGAGATGCACGGCTGGCTCGTGTTTCACGACAACGACAGCCGCCGCAACGTCGCCGGCTTCCCTGACCTGGTCCTCGTCAAACCGCCTCGTGTGCTGTTCCTCGAACTCAAGTCCGAGATCGGCCGTGTCCGACCTGAGCAGCACGTTTGGATGGACGCCCTCATGCGTTCCGACACCATCGGCTCGGCGATCGTGCGGCCCGAACACGCCGACCAAATCATCAAGTACCTACAAGACCCAGAAAGACACAGGAAGAAATGACCGAATACAAGCCCGCATGGGAAGCAACGTGGGAAGGGTTCGCCGAAGTGCTCGCCGCTGACCGCGACGCCCGCCTACGCAAAGAACGCACCGAC